TTCGCTTATGAAAGTGGTGCAACTTTGCGTACCACAATCGGTGTTGGTACTGGCGATAGTCCTGTCTTTACTGACTTGACTTTGACTGGTGACTTGATTGTTGGTGGTACAACAACCAGCGTTAATGTAACCAATCTTCACGTTGAAGACGTAATTATTGGTTTGGGCATTTCAGGTTCTACTGAGGGCACAGCAGGTGACCGCGGTCTTATTATGCACATCGCGTCAGAAACTAACCCAGCAATGTTCTGGGATGAATCAGAAAACGAATTTGCGTTCGTAAGAACCAACTCAACAAGCAGTGCAACAACAATCACTACCGATGCCTATGCGGACTTGCACGTTAATGCAATCGACGTTGATGCAGCTTCTACCATCGCTTCTTTGAAGGTTGAAGATTTGACTTCTGGCCGTGTTGTTCTTGCTGGTACAGGCGGTGAGATTGAAGATAGCGCTAATATGACTTTTGACGGTTCATTGTTAACTGTTACAGGTGATATCTCGGCTTCTTCAGACATATACGCAGCCGGCGCAATCACTGCTTCGTTCTTCTCTGGTGACGGTTCAGGTCTTTCTGGTGTGGGTGCAAGTGTTACAGCTGCAAGTACCGATGCTAGTGTTAACGATTTGCAAATTACTTTTGTTTCAGGTGCAGCTAGTGCAGCTAGCTTCTTTATTGATTCGGGCTCACTTGCTTGGAACCCAGGTACCAACACGCTAAAGTCTACAAACATTAGTGCTTCTGCTGACGTTGACATTGCAGGTACTCTTGATGTTGACGGTGTTGTAAGATTGCGCAACGCGCTTGCAGTGACAGGTGCTGCAGAGATGGAAAGCACTCTTAGTGTTACCGGTCTAATTTCTGGTTCAGGTGGTCTAGATGTCGCCGGCACCGCAGACTTCGGCGGAGCTGTTAATGTCCAAGGCCTACTATCAGGTTCTGGTGGAATGGATATGGCTGGTACAGCCGATTTTGGTGGTGCAGTTAATATTCAAGGTTTATTGAAGCCAGATGGCGCCACCGACTCATCATTTGATACTAGTAAATCACTATTCTTTAGAGATTCTGATGACTCAATGAAGAGAGATTCTTTCTCTAATATTATGGCTGCAGCAGCAGGCGCAGGTATCCAAGACGCAGCAGGTGTTCTTAGTGTTAAGAGTCGCCAAGACGTGTTTACCCTAACAGCGTCCATCGCTCTTTCAGGCTCTGGCCCATTGGTTATGAAGGAAACTCCAGCAACCACTGGTTCTGTTATGGTATTCTTTAATGGTCTTCTCCAGACTCAGGCTGTTGATTACAGTTTGGGTGGAACTGGCAACAAGACTGTTTCCCTCAAGGGTGCCAACACTCTCGCCGCAGAAGACGAAGTTGTAATTAAGTACATCAAGTCTTAATTCAATTAACCCCTCATTGGTGCCCCGGTTATCCGGGGCTTATTTTCTTTTATTCTTTTAGAAAATAGCAAAACTATTTAATAAAGTAATATTTTTACTTTTTCAAAGTCCGCTTTTCAAGGAGATTCGTTAATATGTCTGCAAAGAAATTTAAGTTTGTCTCACCTGGCGTATTTTTGAGCGAGATTGATCAGAGTCAACTCCCAAAAGCCCCAGGTGCTGTAGGTCCAGTAGTTATAGGTAGGACAAGAAGAGGTCCAGCTTTAAAGCCAGTAAAGGTTAATTCGTTCCAAGAATTTGTTGAAATTTTTGGGGAACCAATTCCAGGAAATGAAGGGGAAGATCCCTGGAGAGATGGTAACGGCTTGTTGGCACCAGCATATGCACCACTTGCTGCACAAGCTTATTTGAAAGCAGAAATTGACTCCCCGGTTACCGTAGTGAGACTCCTTGGAGTTCAAGGTGACGATGCTAGTGACAATGGTCAGCCAGGTTGGGATGTTCAACATGCGATGGGCCTTTTTGTTATGCCATCAAGTTCCCTGCCTCACAATGAAGTTGCAGTAACTGCATCTTTGGTCGGCATTGTTTATACAACTGAAGATAATTTTGAGTTTGGTGTAAAAGGCCAAGCAATTAATCAAGGTCACACAACCGCCTCTCTAGCAAAAGCAGACGCTAATAACTTTGGAGCTGTCAAGCCAGTTAAGGTTACAAACCACCTTTTCACAGTATCCTTAAAGCGCGCCGATGATACTTCGACGTTAGAAAAACAAGTTTCTTTTAGGGACGGCATAAAGTATATTAGAGATGAGCTTAACACGAACCCAACAACAACTAATAATCAAATAACAAGCCCTACCTCCGGCTCTAGAGCAAATAAGTATTGGCTTGGGGAGACTTTCGAAGAGGAATATGAAAGAGTAGTTAGAGAAAACCCTGATCAGGATCTTTTTGTTTTTGCCACTCGTCTCGCTACTGGAATGGATGATTTCAAGAGCGCTAACCATGGCTTAACGGCTGCTAAGTCAGGATGGGTAATTCCTCAATATAATGGAACTAACACTGCTTATGATCCAACTAAACTAGAAAGACTTTTTAGAGTAGTGGCCTTAGATGAAGGTGAGCAGGGTTCAGACCTAAACATAAAAATAGAAAATATTAGAATCTCACTTCCTGGTGAACCGTCTCCATTTGGCCGTTTTGATGTTGTCGTTGAGCAAAAGAGAGGCGGCCGCATTTTGACAGTGGAGAGTTTTTCGGGACTTAATTTGAATCCTAACTCGGATAACTTTATTGCTCGTCGTATCGGAGATCAATTTTTTGAATGGTCCGTAGCTGAAAAACGCAATAAGGTCTACGGAAACTACCCAAATCAGTCAAGTTATATCAGGGTAGAGATGGAACCAGACGTAGGCGAAAATGGTCCAACAAATCAGAGAAGTGTGCCTTTTGGGTTCTTAGGCCCTATTGTACCAAAGCCTGTATCAGGCTCCACCACTACCGCAGGAACAGCTAGCTTCAGTTCCGGATGGGTCGGCGCAGGCTCCGTTAAGATCGGGGCTTCAAACCAAAGAATGTTCCTGAGATGGCCACAAGTGCCTCATGTTGTTTCCTCCAGTGTGAGACCAGACCTAGATGGTAATTATGCACTCGGTGGCACTCAGTATAACAAAACAACCGCGGTCGACGGAACAATTAATTTTTCTTCTGTCAACAATGGAATGAGAGACTTCCTTCGCCGCGGCAGCTCTTGGAGCAATGGAAGCGTTTACTCTACACAGGATACAGGTATCGCCACAGGGGATACCGAGCATTCTTATATATTTTCGCTAGATGAAGTAGTTGTAACTGGATCAACAAACTTATCAAATAGCATGGCCTCTTTTAGCCCAACAATGGTTCAGTTTAGAAGTGGCTCTCACCGCGGTGGAGATCCATCGACTGTTAGCTTTACTTTTTCTACTAGTGTACCCGGAGATGCTACATTAACTTTGATCTCTACAGATCAAACATCAAAAACATACATAGCGAAAGATGACGATGGAGCAGCAAATGGTACACTCGATGGCAGTAATGTTGTTTTTCGAAGAGGCTCACACGAACCGGCAGAGACTCGTACAGCGTTCGTTGTATCTAGCTTGAGAGCTGCTATTGAAAGTGCCAATGGTCATGCTGGAAAGCTTAAGGTTACAATAAGTGAAACAGAAGGACAAATCACAATTACTCAAACGTTAGGTGGTTCCGCAGGTGACACTGCAATTACTCAAGCAGCAAGCTTTAGTAATGCAGTAAGCACTTCACCGTTCCCTACTGCCTTTGCAGGTGGAGGACAACACACGGCTTTTACTGCACATGTCGAAAATGGAACTCAACTATCAGCCTCTGCTCTTCTAGAACTGGTTGACGGCTTTGCGATGCCAATGGTGGGTGGTTTTGATGGAGTTAACATTGTTGAGGCAGATCCTTTTAATATGCGCGCCTCCACGGAAACACTCCCAACAGCAGGCCCGGATGCAACAACTAGAAATAGCTATGCATATGCAAGTGTTGATAGGGCTATAGAGCTTGTAAGGGACCCTGAAGCTCTTGAGATGAATATTGCCACAATTCCGGGCATAACAAACCCAGAACTCACTAGAAAACTAGTTCAAGTTTGCGAGGCAAGAGCTGATGCGTTGGCTATTATTGACCTTCCAGATGTATATATACCACCACAGCAATCCCGCTGCACAAACTTCAGAGATCGTGTAAACAATACAACGCCAGCAAAAAGTGCAAAGGCCCTCAAGGCAAGGCAGCTTAATTCTAGCTATGGTGCAGCATACTACCCATGGGTGAAGGTACGAGATACCGTTAACTCTAGAGATGTTTGGGCGCCACCTTCGGTTGTTGCATTGGGTGTTATGGGGTATACAGAACAAAAATCTGAGGTCTGGTTCGCTCCGGCTGGCTTTAATCGTGGGGGTTTAAACGAAGGAAATGCAGGAATCCCAGTATTACAGGCATCTGAACAACTGCTTTCTTCTCAGAGAGACACACTCTATGAAGCAAATATTAACCCAATTGCTTCATTTGTGTCAGAAGGTCTGGTGGTCTTTGGCCAAAAGACATTACAGATGACACCATCAGCATTAGATAGAATTAATGTTAGACGACTTCTTATCTTCGTTAAGAAAGAGGTCTCAAGAATTGCAAATGGTCTTCTTTTTGACCAAAACCTTCCAGCGACCTGGAATAGGTTTACTGGCCAAGTAGTACCTTTCTTAGAAAGTGTAAAGACAAGACTAGGCTTAACAGACTTTAAGGTTGTTCTAGATAGGACAACTACGACACCGGATCTTGTTGACAGAAATATTTTGTACGCAAAGATTTTTCTGAAACCAGCAAGAGCCATTGAGTTTATCGCAGTTGATTTTGTTATTACTAGATCCGGCGCTAGTTTCGAAGATTAATAATCTTTAAAAAACTAGTTATATTAATATATACTAATAGGAGACTTATTATAATGGCATTTTGGAGCGAAAGAACAGTTGAGCCAAAGAGAAAGTTTAGATGGCTTCTTTATTGGTCCGGCGTACCACAGTTTGTGGTAAAGTCCGTCAAGAAACCAAGTTACTCGGTTTCAACAACAGCACATCAGTTTTTAAATTATGAGTTTAATTACCCTGGAAAAGTAACTTGGGACCCAATCGACATCACTCTTGTCGACCCAGTTAATCCAGATTCAACAAAAAGTCTCTATAAAATTTTGGAAAAGTCTGGATATGTAATTCCTAGTAATTATGATGAGGGTGCCGCCGCAACAATTTCAAAGAAAGATATGGTTGAGGCACTTGGAACAGAGATAAAGCTTTCTCAACTTGATGCCGATGGTGTTAACCCGATTGAAACTTGGGTCATAAAAAACCCATTGATAACAAAAGCAGACTTTGATTCGCTAGATTACGGCGCAGAAGATATGCTAAATATATCAGTTAGTATCACATATGACTATGCTATATTAGAAAATCTTGGTCAAGGCAAGAACAACTTCTCAGGCGCCGAATTATGGAGCTTCAATAGTCAAGAAGGAAGAGGGTTTAATCCAGAAGGATAACCTAGGAAACTAGAAAAGAGGATACATGTCTAGAAATAAATCGAGGACGCAAGTTCCAGATTCCCAGCAACCTATAACCACACCATCTCCGTCAATACCAACAGAAAGTCCAAATCCATTTGGTTTATCTTTTGTTGTACCGACGGAGATAGTACATCTACCCAGCGGCGGAAACTTTTATCCTGAAGGTAGCGTGATGAGTGGTGTAGACAGGCTTGAAATTAAATCTTTAACAGCGAAAGAGGAAGATATTCTTATAAACGACAGCTTTATTGCACAGGGTGTTGTTTTCGACAAGCTTATTGACTCTATTTTAATAACACCAAACGTAAAATGTTCAGACCTATTAGACTGTGATAAGGTCGCTGTGCTTATCGCTGCACGTAGGTCGGGATATGGCGATAAGATAGGTTTTGAAACCGTTTGTGATAGTTGCAACAGCACATTTGAAGCAGAAATAAGTTTATCAAAAATGCTTGATAAAGCAGAAAAAGAAAAATTTGTTGTGGAGTCCAATGAAGAGTGGACTTATGAAGAAACTAGTGGACTGCTAACATTCGAGTTACCGTCAACACAGATGTCAGTTAAAATAAGAATCCTAACAACACAAGATTATGAATATTTTAAACAGTCAAAAGCACAGAAAGAAAAACTAAACCTTCCTTATAGTGAGTCCGCGGAATTTATCAGAGCGGTATTGGTTTCGGCTGAAAATATTACAGAACCGCTTTTACTTTCGAAACTAACAGAAGTTTTGCCAGCTGTTGATGTAAGGAAGATTAAGTACGTACATAATAAAAATGTTCCAACGTTTGACACTTCGCAAGAAACTCAATGTCCTCACTGTTCTGCAATTGCAGAAAAGGAGGTGCCCTTCTCTGTGGGCTGGTTTTGGGGTATCTAGAGAATACATCGAAAACGTTGTATATGAATCTATATATTTGCTTGTAAAACATGCAAATTTTTCTTTTACAGAGGCATATAGTTTACCTGCCCCCTTAAGGCAGTGGTTTGTTGAGCGTATGATAAAAGATTACGAAGACAAAGAAGAATAAATAAAACTTATTTAAATTCTATTTACTCTGTACGGAGGATTACTAATGGCAATGGATAAGTTTATAAGAAAACTGAAAAAACAGCTTGATGATGGTAAGATTAGTGAAAAGAAATACTTCGAGAGGCTTGAATCTTACATGCAAAAAGACACAGATGTCATAGCTGACAAAATGTCGCGCGCAGGGTCCTCCGCGGAAGGCGAGTCGATCATTAAGTCCAAGCTCGGCGCCGCCTATGAAGAGCTTAAAAAGTACGGCGCGGCAACTCAAGATGTCTTAGGCCCTTTAGAGAGACTTAAACAGACCCAGCAACTTTATGCAGAGGCAACAAATGAATTTTTTAAAGCTGGTTATACTGGAAAATTTATTAGTTTTGCCGATGCGATTAGTTCTGCATCTAAGGCAAGTTTAGATTTAAATG